CAAAGCAGTTAAGAAAAGAGATTGCGAAGCATTATCGCGATGAATTTCGGAAGATGGAAGCTGACGAGTCGTATGAGCCAATCAGCTACAACTGAGGTGACAGGATGAGTTTAGAGCATTTAAAAAAGTATGCTGTTGGTGCTAACCAGGAAGCCACGCTGCAAGCGGTGATTGACACCGGTAGTAACCGAAAGGCAGCAGACAAACTGGGTAAAAATCGTCGATCAGTAGACATCATGATTAAGAGGTTGCGCCAAAAGGCCGCTAAAAAGGCGGAAGCACCGGACGAAGATGTTAATCATCAAACAATGGAAGGATGGGACGCTAAGAGAGTTTCTACAGCATATAACAAGGATGGCGAGATAGCACTTCAGTGGATCATTCAGGAGCCGGAGAAACAAGCAATAAAGCAAAAGTTTGATTCACTTATTAGTGGCATGACAGACGACTTAAAAGGGCTTAAATCGCCTGTTAAAGCGCCTAAAAAAGTAAATTCAGACTATTTGGCGATGTACATGATCGGGGATCACCACTTTGGAATGCTCGCCGATTCTGAAACAAAAGTTGACGATGATGATTGGGACGTAAAAATAGCAACCCGAATATTACTGGACTCAATAGAAAAGCTTTCAGACAGGGTTGGTGATGCTGAGGTCGGTGTTTTGTTAAATGTCGGTGACTTTTTTCATGCAGACTCAAGCAAAAATGAAACGACTGCAGGGACCAAGGTTGATGTGGACACACGAATTTCTAGGACATTTAAACTGGCAGGGCGGTTGTTCCAGGCGCTCATAGACAAGATGCTTTTAACGCACAAAAAAGTAATTGTCATCAATCTCCGAGGTAATCACGATTCTGACATGGCGTGTCATCTTTCTAGCTTGCTTGCTCTTCTTTATGACAAAGAGCCGAGAGTTAATGTTTTAAAAAATTACTCTAAACTTTTAACTCTCCAGTGGCACAACAATTTCTTTAGTTTTCATCATGGCGACAGAATTAAGCATGAGCAGCTACTTCAGCAAATTGTTAAGCATTTTGATAACGAATGGAGTCAGTCAAAAAACCGATACTGCCACTTAGGACACGTTCATCATCACATGGCTAAAGAGATAGCCTCGTGCCATTTTGAACACTGGGGGTCTTTGACTTCCACAGACCAGTGGCATAGCGATTCTGGGTACTCAGCAGAGCGGTCAATTACTGCGGTAACGTATCACAAGCAAAGTGGTGAAGATTCTCGCGTAAAAATTAAGGTGGCTTGATGTGGATTTAGGATACAGGAAAAAAAATGAAAAACTATAAGGTCGGCATGACAACGGAGACGGTTGCTGTATCGGCAAAAGAGGACTTTACCAACAAGGATATCGAATCGGCAATTAGATTTTTAGAGGCGCTAAAAAAGCGCAAGGCAGAGGTGGAAGATGATTGATTTTCAAGCAGACTACCAAGATTGTGTTGATAACTCTTGGGATGATCTGGCACAAAAGTATTGGAACATTATGTCAACGGCAAAGGGCGATGTAAAAAGAAACGCGCTGCTGGCATTAAGAGACGAGGTGACTGAGCGAGTGCTTAAACTGCCAAAGTCAGAGGAAGACATTGCAAGGCTAAATCCAACAATGTGTGTTAACTGTGAGTGAGCTTCTTGCGTTATTAACACCAGGCGCACCTGAGATTCAGGCTGATGTAATACGTGGAACGGCAAAAGACAAGATCAGTGCAAGGGACGTTGTATCGTGTTTGTGCCGCGTAGATCGACACACGTATCTGTATGCCCTTAGTAAGTTCTGCTTGGATGATTCATCAAGAACTGAGTTAGACGCGCTGACAATGCAATATACGCTCTCTCGTCAGTATTCTACGCAGGACACAGAGCCAGATGATGTTGTAAATAGGCTAGGGTTGGCGGCATTGAACTATGCAATCTCTTCCTCGCGCTGCAGGGCGTGCAATGGCACTGGTGAGACTAAGATAGCTAACAAGGTTGTTGTATGCACAAGCTGTGGTGGTAGTGGTAACGCAGACATGTCGGTACGTAAGCTGTCACGCATTTTGGGTGTGGGCAGATGGCGTGCAAAGAAGGTGTGGCTTCCACGATTCAAGCAGCTAGTATCTGACTACCAGATGAAGGACGATGAGCTACAGACCGTAATTAAGCGAGGGTTAAGGAATGAGTAAGGGCAGTGAGCAGAGGCCATGTGATCGAGAGGCGTTTAACAAAAACTATGACGCGATATTTGGTCAAAAGCCTAAAGAAAAGACAAAAGAAAAAAAAGATAAAAAAAATTAGTATATGTTTAGGTTTACCAGCCAATAGATGGTTAAATATTCCCAAGATAGGGTTTCTTTCAGTACAGTAAACGCTTTCTTAACTTCCTACTTTCGGTCGCTAACGCGGCCTTTTTTATTTTCCGACCTTGGGACTGCAAAGTACCCCAGGGCTAGGTGATCTATGTCTCGACCAACTGTGATGACTGATGATGTACTCTCAAAACTAGAGAGCGCATTTAGCATGGGCTGTACGGACGTAGAGGCGTGTAACTACGCTAATATTGGTAAGGCAACACTGTACCGTTATCAAGAGGACAACGAGGAGTTTAGAGACCGGAAAGAGGTCTTAAAGTCTAATCCCTTTATGTTGGCACGCAGCGTCCTGATTGACGCACTGCATGATGGCGATGTAAACACCGCACACAAGATGATTGATCGCAAAGAGGGGTCAAAGGTTGCGGTAGATCACAGTAGCTCAGACGGCTCTATGAAGCCGACAATGATACAGCTTATGCCAGTGACGCCAGATGCAGACAGCGACGATTAATCTGCCTGAGAAGTTAGTCCCTGTATTTGGTGGTGACTATCGTTATCGAGGAGCCTACGGAGGCCGTGGTAGCGGTAAAACAAGAACCTTTGCATTGATGACCGCGATTAAGGGTTATCAGTGGGGCATGTCAGGCCAAGCCGGTCAGATATTGTGTGCTAGAGAGCATTTAAACTCATTGGATGAGTCCTCGCTTGAGGAGATTAAGAGCGCCATTAGGTCGGTTGATTGGTTAGCTGATTACTATGAGGTCGGTGAGAAGTACATCCGCTCAAAGGATGGCAAGATCAGTTATGTGTTTGCAGGGTTGCGGCGTAACCTAGACAGCATTAAGTCTAAGGCTCGTATATTGATTGCCTGGATTGATGAGGCAGAGCCGGTATCAGAAGAGGCGTGGCGTAAGCTAATTCCAACGGTACGTGAAGAGAACTCTGAGATATGGGTCACTTGGAACCCTGAGTCAACGCGCTCTGCTACAAACAAACGATTTAGAGAAGAGCCTCCAGAGAATTCAAACATTGTTGAGCTTAATTGGCGCGACAATCCGTGGTTTCCAGATGTCCTAGAAGCAGAAAGGATAGCCGATAAAAAGGTTAGACCTGATGTCTATGATCACATCTGGGAGGGAAGTTATCTAGCAGCCCACGAGGGCGCTTACTACTCGCACCTGATGGAAGAGGCAAGGCGCGAGGGACGGGTCGGTAACGTACATCACGATCCTTTAATGGAAACAAGAGCCTATTTTGATATTGGTGGCACGGGTGCGAAGTCTGATGCTACAAGTATCTGGACGGTACAGTTCTACAAGTCAGAGATCAGGGTTTTAGGTTACTACGAGGCACAGGGTCAGCCACTGGCTACGCATGTTGCCTGGTTACGTGATCAGGTACAGGATATTAAGACCGTTGTGTTACCACACGATGGTCGAACGCACGACAAGGTTTACTCGGTCAGTTATGAGTCAGCCCTACGTGATGCAGGGTTTAATACGGTGGTTGTGCCAAATCAGGGTACAGGTGCTGCAGGTGCTAGGGTAGAGGCTGTAAGGCGTATTTTGCCTTCTGTTTACTTTAACGAGCCTGCGTGTAAGCCAGGAATGGAAGCGTTGTCCTGGTATCACGAGAAGAGAGATGAGGCGAGAAACATTGGGCTAGGCCCAAATCATGATTGGTCAAGTCACGCAGCAGATGCCTTT